CTGTAGCATATGATACTCTGAGCGATCCACAAAAACGCCAAGAATATGATATGCAACAAAATGGAAATCCATTTGGTGGTTTTGGTGGTTTTGGTGGCGGTGGTCCATTTGGCAACAGCTTTGGCGGTGGTCAACATTTCCACTTTAACATGAATGATATCTTTGGGCAACACTTTGGAAATGGATTCCAACAAGTTCGCCGTAATAGAGATTTGAATCTACAAATTCAAGTTACTTTAGCAGAATCACTTAATGGTAAACAAATGGATGCTAATTTTACATTACCAAGTGGTGAACCACAACATGTTGTAATCAATGTTCCAGCAGGTATTGACAATGGTGATACTATTAGATATGACGGATTAGGTGATAATTCTCAACCTGGTATACCACGTGGCAATCTTAACGTAACTATACAAGTTATTCCTCATCCTGACTTTAGACGTGAAGGAAATGACATCTTTACTACAATTGAAATTTCACCAATTGAAGCTATGATTGGTTGTGTTAAAGAAGTTACCAACTTACTAGGTGATAAACATAATATTACTATTAAACCAGGTATGCAATCTGGAACAGAATATGCAAAAGCCCACGGCGGTTTCACTAACTTACATACTAGACAAATTGGTAGATTTGTTATTGTTGTAAAAATAAAAACCCCTGCTGTTACCAAAGCAGATTTAGTGGCACAATTGCAACAAATAAATAGCCAAATAATTTGACATTACAGCTGATATACTTTATAATATAGCTTTACTAACTACTACAAAAGGACATAATTATGGTTGAACCAAGCGAAAAATTACAAGAGATTTTCGACAAAGCTATTATTTCAGCAAAAAACATGCATCATGAATATGTTACACTCGAGCATGTATTATTTTCAATGCTTATGGAAGATAGTTCATTTACTAATGCTTTACAAGGAGTTGGAGCAGACGTAACCTATTTGAAAAATTTATTACTTAACCATTTACAAACTAAATGTCAAGAAATTACTACAGTTGACGTTGTTGTTAAACCTAAAAAAACACAAGCAGTTGAACGTGTGTTGAATAGATCATTTACACAGGTATTGTTTAATGGTGGGCAAAAAATAGAACCGTCTAACTTTTTCTTAGCAATGCTAGGTGAAAAGCGCACATGGGCATTTTATTACGTATCACAAGTAAATATCACTAAAGAAAAGTTCAACGAATACATGCAGAATTCAACTGACATGGGCGATGACGTAGGTGATAATAAAAATCAATCAACTACTAACAAGGCGTTGCAATCTTATACTACTAACTTAAATGAAGAAGTTAAGAATAAAAAGATTGATCCTGTTATTGGTAGAGAAGACGAGTTAGAGCATATTGCACTAGCATTAGGTCGTCGTAGTAAAAATAATATTATCATGGTAGGTGATCCAGGTGTAGGTAAAACTGCAATTGCCGAAGGTCTTGCTTATAATATCGTCAACGAAGCAGTGCCGGATTTCTTATTAGATTATACAGTGTACAATCTTGATATTGCTGCAATGTTAGCAGGATCTAAGTACAGAGGTGACTTTGAAGAACGCTTTAAACAAGTGATCAAAGCACTACAAAAACTAGGCAAATGTGTATTGTTTATCGACGAAGCACACATGATTAGTGGTGCAGGTGCTTCAGGTAATTCATCTAATGACTTAGCTAATATGATGAAACCCGCACTTAGCAAAGGTAACATCAAAGTTATTGCATCAACTACATGGGATGAATATCGTAAACACTTTGAGAAAGATCGTGCATTGATGCGTAGATTCCAACGTATTACAGTTGACGAACCTACACAAGAAATGACTTTGCAGATTCTTAAAGGTATTAAGAAATACTACGAAGGACATCATAAACTTAAAATTAAAGACGATGCATTGCAGGCTGCAATTAAATTATCTGTCAAATATCAAGCAGATAAAAAGCTACCTGACAAAGCTATTGACTTAATTGATTGCGCATGTTCACGTTTTAACTTAAAACTTGCTGATCAACGAGTTGTATCTGAGCCTGAGATTCAATTTGAATTAGCAAAGATGATCAATGTTCCTATTGAACATGTTATGCAAACTGAAACAAGTGCTATCGCAACACTGCAAGAAAATCTCGAAACACAAGTATTTGGTCAAGATACTGCAATTCATGAAATTGTTGACAAAATTATGATTGCACAAGCAGGTTTAAAACCTGAGAACAAACCAATCGGTAGCTTTGTGTTTATGGGGCCAACAGGTTGCGGTAAGACAGAAACTGCTAAGGCACTTGCTAAACACTTGAATACTAAATTACTGCGCTTTGATATGTCTGAATATCAAGAGAAACATAGTATTAGTAAACTGATTGGTAGTCCTCCAGGTTATGTTGGCTTTGAAGATAGTGCAGGTTTATTGATAACACAGATTCAAGAAAACCCTAACGCAGTATTATTATTTGACGAGATTGAAAAATCGCATCCTGATGTGTCTACTGTATTATTGCAGATGATGGACAATGGCTTTATTACAGGTTCAAATGGTAGACAAGCTGATTGCCGCCATATTGTACTAATTTTAACTACTAATGCTGGTGCTCAATCTGCAGAAAAGAATCAAATTGGCTTTGGCTCTCAAGAGAAAGACTATTCAGATGCAGATCTTAAGAAGTTTTTAACTCCTGAGTTCCGTAACAGACTTGACGGTATTATTACGTTTAACAAGTTAGGTAAAGACTCCATGGTTAAAGTTATCAACAAGTTTATGGATGAATTACGTGAACAAGTTAAAGAACGTGGTGTGCGTATTAAGATTGACAAAGCTGCAACTAATTGGCTATTAGAGAAAGGCTTTGATCCTAAGATGGGTGCTAGACCGTTACATAGAGTTATTGATAAAGAGATCAAACGCGATCTTGCTAAACTAATGCTGTTTGGTGATCTTAGAAATGGCGGCTGGTTGACTGTTAGTGTAGTCGATGATAAGATTTCATTACTAGCAAAACCTAAAGTGCTTGCTAAAGGTCCAATTTTAACGCTTGATCATGTGCAGGCTATCAATCAAGTAGTATGACGTTTAAGTTTACCACTGTTAAAAAATTGTATAAAGGCGAGTTTCAATACAACATTGTATTGACTCTCGCTTTTTGCGATATATTTAAAGGACAAGATAAAACCAAATATACTAGACGATATACTAAACTTTGCAAGGCTGAACCTATTCCAAGATACATGACGTATTATCAACCAACAGCATTACTTTATAATTATATTATGAATATGGAAAACTTTGCAATAAGAGTTAGTGCGCCAACTTTATACATCTATACTAATGACTATAATGATATTACTAACATTCGACAGTTAGTTCCTACTTTAATTGATTCAATTGGGTTACCTCCAGAAGGATTAACACCAGGAACAGTTTATATGCCAAATACTCCATATGACTTTAGAGTTACACTTGGCAGTATATCTAAACTTAATCTTGAATTTATAGAATGGGCTGATAATAATAATGATAAAATTAAACTTCAACCTGCAACTAAGAAACTATTATCTGTAAAACCAAACAGATATAAAACCGGATCACAATTATACGTTAAAGGTGAACATACTTTATTATTTGTTAAATTACATTTAGGTAATATTAAATTATCAATTGATAGGATTCTTAATTAGTATAAATACACTAATAACACGGAATTTATCATGCGTATTAATGAATTACTCGAAAATGCACACTTTAAAAGTGAGCAATTTACTAAACAAACTGACAATGGTACTGAAATTGATTATGATCTTGTAGATGATCTAATTCATTACCTACATAATAATGACGAAGTATATCGACGTCATTTACATCCTGCTATTCTTAAATGTAAAGATAAGATGGCAGATGGAAAAGATTCTGCTACATGTAAAATTTTCAAACCTGCGGTAGAAAATGGATATAAAATCTATTTGAAACAATATCCAATCCGTGAATTACCGGATGATGTAAATCCTAAAGTTTTGAAAAATGTATGTAAACAGCTATTTAAGGACGTGTCTAAACATATAAAAGACGGCACATACGACTAACTTTTTCTAAGAAGGTGATAATATGGCAGGAATTGCACATCCTGAAGATCTAATTATTTTAAACGGATCTAAAGGAGCCCAGCAAGCAGTTGATGAACTTAGCAGTCTTTCTTTTAACACTAACACATTGACTATTAAATGGGATGGCTTTCCTGCAATAGTCTTTGGTCGAGATCCAAACGGCAATCTAGTATTTGTTGATAAACACATGTTTAAACAAATTGCTGCTGGCAAACTTGACTTTACTACTATTAGAGATTACGACGCGTCTCGAAATGCACTGCGTAGTGATCTATGGGATAAAGAAGATATATTACGTCCTGCACTAGAAAAAATCATACCAAACGTAACAGATACATATTACATGGGAGATTTGCTATGGGCTGGACTCCCAACATGTATTGACGATTACTTTATCTTTAAACCTAATACTGTTGAATATCGAGTTAAATGCAACAGTGATCTAGGACATTCAATATCTAACAGTGTAGGCGGTATAGCTGTACACACATTCTTTCCTGGATTAAATGCAGATGATGAACCAATTACAGGTTTTGATGTATTTTCAAATTGCAAAGATATTACATTCATTGCAACTCAAATGTCTAATAAACCAAATATAACAGTAAACAACACGTTACTTTTACGCGCACAAGATGCAATAACAACGCATTCCAGCAACGTAGACGCTTGTATTGCTAAAATTACTACGGCTAAATGCAAATGTATAATTGCAGCAATGAGTCCATTTATTACTAAAATGATAAACTCTGGCGATATAGAAACTAACATTGTTGAACGGTTTTTAGAATTTGCACAGACTCGATTTACCCATAGTGTACGAGAAAAACTGTGTAGAAAAGATGGAAGTTTCAATGCAGATATTCAAAGAGGTATAATAGGATTATGGACAATATGGAGTGCTATATCTGATCTCAAATTAGATATTAAACGCCAAATAGACGAGCAACAACTACATAGCGCCGTGCAACCTATAATAAATAGTATTATAAGTCACGAAGGGTATGTAATAGGTGCTGGCGATAAAAAATTAAAAATTATCAATCGATTAGAATTTAGTCGTGCTAATTTTTCAAAATATAAAGTCTCAGCGGAAGAAATTGAAACAAAAAGCAATATGCCAATGGCAGTTTTTTGCTTTGGAAGAATGAATCCTCCTACTATTGGGCATACAAAAGTAATGCAACAAACAGTAGATCTTGGCAAAGATCATGCGTATATCTTTGCAAGCAACAAATGTGATTCAAAACATGATCCGTTAAATTACGATACTAAAACTGAGTTTATTAAGAAAATTCATCCAGAATATGCTGAATTTATAGTGTCAGACTTTGTAACAGATCCGTGGAAAGCTGCATGTTGGCTATACGATAAAGGATATAGACATATAGGTTTTGTTGCAGGAAGTGATAGATTAGGTTCAGGTAATAACAGTTTAGAAACTGCATTAAATAACTGGAACAGTGGTCCAACTCGCACAACTGATTATGTAAGAGGACCAAATGGTAGAGAACATGTTGTATTGAAATTTTTTAGTAGCGGTGACAGATCTAATGATACAAATGTTAGCAGTACGCAGGCACGAGAGTATGCCAAATTAGGTGACAAAATAAATTTCCAACTCATAACCGGCACGAATGAGTACATTACCGTAGATGGTAAAACTTTATTCCAAGCTACTAGAGAAGGATTAAACTGCATGGAATAACAATGAAAAGAATTACAAAAGAAGATATAGCACAACTAGAACGTGACATTGCAGAAATGCATGTCACGTTGCGTGAAAGTAAATTACGCAAAAACTCACAATCATCAACAACCGGAATGACTGCTTGGCCAGCACTAAACAATAACAATAATCCATATTATGCATATAAATTTGGTATTGCAATGGCTGGGGCTCCAGAGTCTAAAACTGATAAAAATGGCCCAATTGGTGGTGATTTTATTACTATGTCGTACACAGATGGAGATGACCTTATAGCAAGATCTGCAGCGAAACAGATGGGCATTAGTAGTAAAGCCGTTACTTCTAAGAAATCTAAAGAAGACTCAGATGTGCATAAAACTAGTCCAGTAGCTGCAGCAAAACGAAACAGATATGGAATTTAAATGAGAGTTATAGATATCATTAAAGAATCAAACGAAACCGGGCAAGGTGGAAAAGAACGAAAAAAAGGCAAATCAGGAAAAGTACACGATCATTATCAAGCTGCTATAAAAGGTATGGAAACGTATACTGATGAAAACTCCTATTACACAATGTATCGATTTGGTGTAGATATGGCAAGAGGTAAGCAAGAACACCACCCGTATGATCCTATGAGTCCAGTTGGAAATCAAATGGCTACTGTTGCATATACTGATGCAGAACAAGAAATCATCAATAATAGCAAAAAGAACCTTGGTTTAAAAAGTAAAAAACTAACTTCAAAAAATAGCATCGAGCACCAAGATACCCATACTGTTAGTCCTGTTGCTAAAATCAAAAGAAATAAATATGGGGTTTAAAATGTGAAACAGTATAGAATAACAACAGAAAACATACTACAAGACAGTCCTGATGACTGTTTTCTCGCGCCTGATGATCCAATACAAGAATTAAAAATTGCAAGCTATCTAGGTGGTTTAGGTGCTGAAGCAAGACTACACGAATATCGCGCTAATCTAAAACAAGAAGCACTTATAAATGATGAGCGTGGAAAGTATCAGCGTGAAAATAATATCAAACCTGGAACTCCTGCGTGGTTTGAACTATGGGGTAACCGTTTATGAAAGTTAGAGAAATTATAACTGAATTTGCATCAGCAGGTGCTACAAGTGCAGCAAATATTGGATCAGTTGAGAGTCCAGTAGGTACCATTGGCAAAAATAGAACAATGAAAGCGTACAGCGGATCACCTGGTAAAAGTGGAACTAAAGTAGTTCAAACTAAAACTGTACAACCAAAAAATAAAAACGGTACCGCAGTAAATGCGTTAGACATAAAAGGAAAAAAAGGTAATTTATTTGGCACACAATTGGAAGGCGGGAACTTATTTACCGGCGGAACCATTAAAAGAAGCTAAATATACTATAACGGAGTTTATCATGAAACATAGAAAAAAACTTTCAGAATTTGCAGGTCTTGAGTTAGATTTGCCTAAATTCGATTTACCTGCACCAAGTGTTGATATTTCACACAAAGATATTGATCATAAAGATCATAACATCGAAAGCGATGACGAAGGTGCAATGGTTAAAGCTGACTTGTTTAAGTTGGCAAAATACAGTGTTAAATTATTTAAGAAAATTGAAGATAATGATCAGTTTGAATCTTGGGTTCAAGCTAAAATTACCAAAGCTGCAGAT